TTTGTGTATCAATATTTGTTTCTCGTTTTACTTCTAATAATAACGCTTCTTCTTCTTTCACCATTGACCGTTTTAATTGGTGTGCTGCTTCTACATCTACTCTTACTCCTTTAAATTTCATATCAATAAGACATGGAAATAAATTAGTTTCTAAATCAAAAATGTTATTTAAATTTTGTTTATCTATTTCTCTAGATAAAACTTTAAATAATTCTAAAGTAAGTTCTGCATCTTTTTCTGCATAAGCTCCAACATACATTGCAGGTAATTTATACATTTCTGATTTAGCATCTACACCGGCAGCTTCAGCTGCTTCTTTTAAACCTTTTTCATCTTTTACTTCTCTTAAATATTCATAAGAAATACTGTTTAATGTGTAAGATAATCTGTTTTCATCAATTAATGATGACATGACCATCGTATCTACGATGTATCCATTTATTTTTATATTATATGCTTTTAACCAACAAACATCATACATTGCATTATGAAATATTTTAACTGCATCTGTTGCACAAACTTCTCTTATGTAATCTAAAACAATTCTTTTATCCAAGTTGCCTTCTCTATGTCCTATTGGATAATAACCAGACCATCCATCTACTGCTAAAGCAATACCTATAATTTCTCCTTGTCCAATAACTGCCCCTGATCCTCTTATTTTTAAATTAGGATCTTTAGTTTCTAAGTCAATTGCAATATATTTTGCTTGACTTAAATCAGGAAAATGTTCTGGACAAGTCCATTCTGTTTGTGCTTGAAAAATCATATTAATCTACTCCAAAAAAAATAAGTTATTAATGTATAAAAACACAAATCATGAACTGCAAACATATTCACTTCTTTTTACCTGTATCTTTCATCTTTTTAATTTCTAATTCACAATAATGAATTATTTTTTCTAAATCTTGAATTCCGTTTTTATTCAAGTATCTACACACGTACTTTATAACGTTCCCCTGAAAAAAAGAAAGGTCGTTCTTTGATATAAATTCATACGGTTGAATGTGAAAGTCTTTGTAGTGACTCCCGCCTATTTGCTTATCTTGTGGAAATGCTCCATCAAACATACCTTTATTTGTCATATTATTTCTTCTCCTATGTTGTATTGATATTCATAACCTTGATTCATTATGAATAAATTTTCTTTTGCTCTTGTTACACCAACAAAAAATAATCTATGTTCAGTGTCTTTATTTACTTGAGCTGCTTCGTAAATAATTCTTTCTAAATCTGTAAATAAAACTACATTTTCTGCTTCCTCTCCTTTTACAGAATGTATAGTAGATAATTTTATTCTTGCCGGTTTATCTAGATCCTCGCCACTCGCCACAAGTTCCTTGATATAATTATATTGATAATCTTTAAATCGTAATGCATCCCAACCTCCAGATGCAATCAAACCATGTTCTAATCTTAATTCATCCATATCAACCGAGTCTACATTTACTAAAGATTTGCCACCAGAAAATCCGTATTTTACGTCGCCCTCTTCGTACTTTAAATATTCATAAATGTTTCTTGCTTCTTCACCGGATATGCTTGCACCTCTATTCAATCGTCGCCAATCATTAATTGCTTTTAGTGCTTCAATGGGCAACAAATCATTGAATTTACAATCAAATCTATAACCGGTTTCTTGCAACATGGGCACCAGATTTTTCATTTGTTCATTGGTCCTAGTTAAAATCATCCATTGTCCAAAACTAAAATCTAAATCTTCTAGTTCTAAATTTTCAAAGACTCTACCTTCTGCTTTTCTAGGTTCCCATGTTTTAATTCTTCTTTCATCAATGTTATCTAAAATAGATAACGCAACCTTATGTATCGCTCTTGGCACTCTTCGTGATTGTGTTTGATGATCGGGAATCCCTTCAAGGTTAATAAATGTTTTAGGGTCGGCCCCTTGAAATGAATAGATAGCCTGATCGTCATCCCCTGCAATGTAAGATCTTTTACAACAAGATTCGATGTAAAAAAACATTTCCCATTGCAAGGGATTTAGATCTTGAGCTTCATCGAGAAAAACGCAGTCGAGGGAAGGACATAATTTTTTCTCAACAAACTTGGAAATCATGTCTGAAAATTCATACATGTTATAATCTCTTTTATAATCTAATATATCTTGATTAATTTGTTCTAATGAAGGTTCACTAATATAATCTATTAGATCCAATTCTATTGCTGCATCTTGTAATTTAATTTTTTTACATCTTGAATATTCAATAATCTGCATATATTGATTTTTATATTCATTAAAACCATTTTCATGTTGTTTTGTTTCAAAATGTAAATCATTGTGACCATATTTATTTTTAAATGCATTCCAGTTTTTGCCTTTTAGTAACTGAGTAGGAGTATCAATACTCAATAATTTAGTTCCCATTGAATGCATGGTACAAATCCAATCAAATTCAAACGTTGGATATTCTTTTTTTATTCTATCTTTTGCTTCATTAGCTGCAGCATTACTAAATGTAATATAACAAATTTTTTTAGAATCAGTTTTATGATTAATTAGTTCGTTATGTAAATGTTTATGTATCAAAGTATGTGTCTTTCCTGTACCTGGTGGTCCTGCTATTACGGTTCTCATTCAAACGCTGCTGGTTTTTTTTCTATTCTTTTTGGTATGTATTTCTCAACTTCTATTTTTTCTACAGTCCAAACTTTTACACTTTTTTCTTCTTTACCTACTGTAATTTTTACAACATCTGTTTTTGCATTAAACAAATCTTCTAACAATCTTATGGTTTTATTTTTAGGATATTTTTTTTCAGACCATGTTTTTTGTTTAATTACATATGCCCAGAAATCTTTAAATTTAAAATAACTAACACCATTTTGTGTGTAAGGTTTTCTTTTTAATACATCTTCCATAGACTTACCATCTCGACTGATAAAGGTTGTTAACAATTCTTTTAATTGTATATCTTTTTTAGTATCATCTGGAGCTTCGATCGTTGCCATGTTCTTCATTAAAGATGCTAATTGTTTTCTCCATACTAATTTAGCAACAGGAATTAATGGCATTCCTAATTCTGTCATACATTCAATACTAAATTTTTCATGATCATGTAGTGTAGGTGCATCTACTTCAACCGTTTCTTCATCTATATCTACAAAAAATATTGGTGGATCGGATTCGTATTTTCTAATTGCTGTAATTGCAGGCATTCGAACATCCCCACCTTTTCCATATTGTTTTGTATAACAAAGTCTTTCATCACAAAAATTACAAATAGGTTTATCTTTACATTTATAATCATAATCTTTTTTATCTAATTGTTTTAAAATCCTTTGTATGTCTGTAGATTTTAAAGGTGGTTTTATATATTTTTCTGTATTGTAATCTTCTAATTTGTCTTCCCAACCTATTGGGTTAGATTTTTTTACATAGACCCCAATATTAAATAAACCATTATCGCGACCGGATGCTGCAACATCTCCATTTCCTTCTATAATAGGACCATTTTTAATAATTGTATTTAAACATGGTGGACCATCTGGAAATTCTTCTTTAATTTTTTCTTGTTTTTTATTTATAAATAAATCTTTAAATTGTGATACTTCTAAAACATATTCATCATATAATTTTATAAAATTTTCTATAGTTAGAGAATTACCTTCATCATCTATTGCATATTTAACGGTTCTATCTCCACCATGATAAGGCATATTTAAAAAATTACCCACATCACCTTTTTCTGCCATAATTTTAGATTGTTTAGGAAATATTTCTGCTTTAGCATAACCTAATGCAGATGCCATGAGTTGTAATTTTTGTCTCATTAAAGATGCTGCAACAAATCCTTTTACAAAACAATAAATATGAGCACCACCAGATTTAGATCTAAATACTATTAATGGTAAATGTTTTTCTCTAATTTTTTTAATTAATTTTAAATGATCAAAAGGATAGGTATCAATATCTATTGCACCCCATTGACATTTATTATCTTCATTGATTGGTATAATACCAAGACCAGGTTCTTCACCTTTTAAATGCTTTTCCCATAACTCATTAGTTACAGGTTCTCTTATAGTTTTAACTCTAACTTCATTTTTACCATCATGTCTAATTTCTTGAGTTTTAAAAGTGATACCATGCGCACTTTCTAAACCTTTAAATATATCTTTTAATCTTTCTATCATTTTCCCTCAGTTAAAATTAAATTGGGCGCCACAAACGTAGCGCCCAAATGTGGCAATTATCTGTTTTGTTTGTCCATGCTATCATGGAAATCTTTAGCTCTTTGATAAATCTCAGCGTTTTGAACTGGTCCTTCTGACTCTATTGAAAAACCATACCACTGATTACCTTTACCAGAGTTTAATACAGAACTTAGTTTGTAAGAGAAAGCAAATGATGCAGGTGTAAATGACCCTTGTTCATCTTTCATAGTCTGAGACATTTGAAGTGATTGCCATTTTCTTGCAATTTTGCCTTGAGATGCACTCATAGAAATAAGTGCAGTTTCTGCTTTTCCATCTTTACCAAGTATAATTACAAAGTTTTGATGTACAGTTAAAATGTAATTACCATTCTGTAATCTATCTTTACCACCATCTTTAGTAGTCTTAGATAAAATATCAGAGTCTGCAGGATAAATTTGTTCTGGTCTACCTGAACCAGTACCAAATTCTGCCCACTCTTGGTATTCCATTTTATAGTAACAAGGAATTACACTAATTCCTTCATCACCATCATACAGTTTTTTAGTTACTGTATTTAAAAACATTCCAGGTTCTGCACCTTCAACATAATTTTGATTACGTTTCTGTGCTTCTCCTGAACCGTTTTGTAAAAGTTTTAAGATTGGTAATGCAAGAGATTCTTGTCTTACGTTCTCAAAACCTTTGTGTGCATCGTCTCTAAATAAAATAGTAGACGGTGCTTGTGCCGTTTTTTTAGTTGTTACATTGTTTTCCATGTTTAACTCCTTTTTATATTTGTACGGTTACCCACGTAAGTTTTAAAGCAATCAGGAAGTTTGATTCCAGACTCATTACACTCCCTGACTACTCCTTTTAAGGTCTGAGGATGGACTCCCACTTTCTGGACAGGTTCGTATCCTTGACCTTTAGCAAGGACAGCATATTGTGCCGCCTTGTTATCTTCGCCACGACCAAAGGTAACGGTAATATCATTTTTAATAATATCACCTCGACCGTTTTCACGAAGCCATTTAAAAGCTGCATCTTCATCAACAATAGATGCACTATAGAAATTGGAGACTTCAACTGTTTCTCCATCTTTCAGCTTTAATTTTTTGATATTCATTTCTTCCATCATTTGAGGAATCTCAAATTGAGAAAGTATATTTGCTTTTTCTTTTAATTTTTTTACAGAATCTTCTGCGTTTGCGATTTCGTCTTCTAAATCTTTTAACTGTTGGACTTTATTTGCTAATTCATTTGGGTTAGCAACTGTTTTGATTTGATCAATTTTATCTTCTCTAAAATTTACACTCATAATATAACCTTTCTATTTCTTTCTAATATAATCCTATAAACTAAATTGTCAAGAGGATTCTTTTTGGTATAAATCAATTTCAATTGGATAATATCTTCTTTCTTGTTTGTCCCATTTTAATAATTTATATTTTCCATTTGTTATATCCGAAACTATTGAACATGCAACTCCAATTATTGCAGGATCACCTGTAAGTAATAAATAATCTTCTTGTGTATAATTTGTTAATAATTTTCTTAATTTAAAAACTAATGGACCGGCACTTAAAATAATTTGTGCGTTCTCTGGTAATAAAACTTTTAATTCTCCAAATTCAGATGCGCCTATAATATTTATTTTAGGACGACCTTCTCTACTACCAGGTACATCCTGGATTACATAAACTTTATTTTTCATAATTTCTTGACTTCTTATATATTATTTGATATGGGGTTTCAACAGAAAGAAGAAAATATTATGAACTACAAATTTAAAACTAAGCCGTTTGCGCATCAGTTAAAAGCATTAGAAATGTCATGGGATAAGTCTGTTTTTGCTTATTTTATGGAGATGGGTACTGGTAAATCAAAAGTATTAATTGATAACATATCTATGCTTTATGATAAAGGTAAAATAAATGGTGCATTAATTATTGCACCTAAAGGTGTTTATAAAAATTGGTATGATGGAGAAATACCTAATCATATGCCAGACCATATTGAAAAAGATGTTGTACTTTGGGAATCTAATGGCGGTAAGAAAAAAGAAAAAGAATTAGAAAGTTTATTTAAAACTACAGAAGATTTACAAATATTAATTATGAATGTAGAGGCTTTGTCTACAAAAAAAGGTAAGTTATTTGCTTGGAAATTTTTATCTTGTCATAGAACGTTAATGGCTATTGATGAGTCAACAACTATAAAAAATCCTAGTGCAATCAGAACAAAGTCAATTGTAGAACTAGGTGCAAAAGTAAAATACAAAAGAATATTAACAGGATCTCCAGTAACTAAATCCCCATTAGATTTATTTGCACAATGTTATTTTTTAGATCCTTGGTTACTTGATCAACAATCTTATTATGCATTTAGAGTTCGTTATGCAAAAATGAGATCCATAAATGTATCCGGTCGTCAAATACAAATAGTAGTTGGGTATAGAAATTTAGGAGAACTTTCAGAAAAATTAAAACCTTTTTCTTATCGATGTTTAAAAGATGATTGTTTAGATCTTCCGAAAAAAACTTACATGAAAAGAATTATACAACTTACTGATGAACAGAAAAAATTATATACTCAAATGAAACAGCAAGCACTTGCACATTTAAATGGTAAAGTTACAACTACTGCAACAGTCATTACTCAAATGATGAGACTTCATCAAATTACTTGTGGTCATTTCAAAGCAGATGATGGTTCTGTTCAAGAAGTTAAATCAAATAGACTTGATCAGTTAATGCAAGTTCTTGATGAAATAGAAGGTAAAGCAGTTATCTGGGCTCATTATAGACATGACATTGCTTGTATTGTTGAAGCAATTAAAAAAGAATATGGTGAAGAATCTGTTGTAACTTATTATGGTGATACTAGCACTGAAGATAGACAAAAAGCTATTAGAGAAATTCAAAACACAGAATCAGAAGTTAGATTTATTGTAGGTACACCACAAACAGGTGGTTATGGTATTACATTAACTGGTGCATCTACTATGGTTTATTATTCTAATGGATATGATTTAGAAAAAAGACAACAATCAGAAGCTCGTATTGATCGTATTGGTCAAGAAAAACCAATGACTTATGTAGATATTATTGCTGAAGATACTATTGATGAAAAAATTGTAAAAGCTTTACGTGATAAAGTTAATATTGCAACTGAAGTTATGGGAGAAGAACTTAAAGATTGGATCTAAAGTTTCTGCAATAAAGTAATTATAATACCTGCCATACCAGACATTAAGGCACCTGCTGATATTAATAATATTCTTTCTATTCTATTAATTTGACCTTGAAGGCCGTTAATGGATTCTTGAGTTTGTTTTTGCATTATACGACAAAGTTTTTCGTGAGATTCTATTTTTTGTAGAGCTATGTCTTTATTAGATTTAGGCATTATTTTATAATTGATTTAAACGCGTTACTACCTATAAGTGATCGAAGTCCTTCGATTCCAGGTGCAATAACCACTTGATTTGAATAAGGAATATACTTAAAACCACCAGGCGATTCTTCACCAGGCGATTCTTCACCTGGAAAAATTCCTGGTTGTAATAAATTTTCTAAAATACCGGAAGTATCTACTCTGTCATTTCCTCCACCTATTCCTCTAAGAGCATTTTCACCTTGCTCTTCATTACCATAAGCTCCGACCTTACCTGACATTCTATCATCCATGTATTGTTCGTAATCTTCTATTCCATATCCGTAACCGTATTTTCCAGCTACATTTTTTTGAAAAAATTCTTTATTTTTTTCATAACCAAATCCACCAAGAAGATTACCTAAAACATTTATAGCACCCGAAAACGGAATGTAAGGTGGAACATTAACTCCTTGAAAAGGTCTGTCAGTAAGTTCTTTTACTAAATCAACGTTTGCTAATCTTGCTTTTTCTAAGGCAGGACTTGTTCTAGCTCCACCACTAAAATCTGTTCCAGTTGCTTTAGATAATTCTTCTATATCTGTAATAGTCCCTTTTTTTTGTTTTCCCCCTGCGCCCATAGCAAGATCTCTAGGTGTAGGACCATCATTATTACCACCATATTGTTGTTCTCTAGTAGAAACATTTTTTGAAGGATCATAAGAACCATAAGATCCTGATCCATATTGAGATTCTGTATCTTGTCGGCCGCCGCCACCGCCGCCACCATTGCCACCTCCAGAGTTTCCTCCTCCACTTGATGATCCACCACCAAATCCATCACTTGCATCACCCCATCCATTTAAACTTATAATACCTGAAGGACCTCTGTTCACACTTCCTTTTAATGAACCATGTAAATCTGATTTTATAAGTAAATCTTTTTCTTTTTTTGTAATATATGCTAATTCTGTTTCTGGATGATTAGGACTTGATTTCCATTTTACAGGAGCTTTTACCTCTTTTTGTTTACCAAGGTAGTTTTTAACTCCTCCTTGAACTTCATATCTAATACCTTTGTCTATCATTAAGCCATTCCTCTTTGTTTTAATCTAATCTGTTTTTCCCCTTCAGTCAATAAAGCATTTTCTGTAGGTGTCAATCCATCTGCTGTCATAAATTGTTGTGGTTGTACTACCTGTGCATTAGGCATTGGCATTTCAGGTAAATTAGCCACTTGCCTCTCGTTGCTAGCTGCTGGCGCCTGACTTACGTAATCTTTTATGTCAATAAAATCATAGAAGTTTTGACCTAAAGGTATTTGTTTCATTAAACTTTCTATTTCTTTTAATTTACCTCTTGTTTCTCCACTTAAATTTGGTGGTAATTCTAAATCATCAAAAGTTTCTAATAGTCTTTCCTGTTGTCTTTTATATTCTTTTGCAACTGGTTTTGTAATATTAAAAGGTCTAAACATTCCAGCATTTATAAAATTAAAATTTTTTGTTTCTTGTCTTCTTTTAAACAATTCAAAAAGATCCTTATCATCAGCTTCCAGTTCTCTTGAAGCTAATATTTTTCTTTGCATTTGATTAAATGCTTTATATCGTTGTGCGTTTGCTACAATGTATCTTTCAATAATTTTGTCTTCTGTGATTTCTCCACCTTTTAATAAATCAGCTGTAAATAAACTATTAGTTCTTCTTAAAGATCCTTTAAATTCATTAATTTTATAGTTCAAAGATTTAATCGGATCCATTTTGATAGGTCTTAGTCCATAGAATCCAGCAATTTCATCAGAGACTTCAAATTTTTCTCCACGTGGGCCTGGTTTATCTTGCATTGCAATACCTAATCTTTCCATTTGTTTGTATGATAAAGGTGCAACTTCTGTTAATGCATACTTAGCAGCTGCATATACTTTTTCTCCCCAAGGTGCGTCTTCATTCCAAAGAGATCTACCATCAACAGTTGTACCTTTTCTAACTAATAAGTTATTGAATACGTTTAAATAAATAGATTCATCTATAAAGGGTCTAACAAATCTTGATAAAGCACTTCCTAATCCTTGTAACACACCTTTTGTTAAAGGTGCATCTTCATCAAAAACTCTTTCTCTTTCCACACCAGCAATAACAGATTGAACCGGGTTAATTACAGTGTCATAAACCATAGCACCAGAAGCATCGATATATTTAATATTTCCTTCTTCATCTTTGTAAACAAACAAAGTTGAGTCTTCAGAAAAGCTTGGTAAAAATTCTCTAATTGCAGCAACAGTAGCAGATCCTACTCCATACAATCCTTTTACAACTGCACTTGTAACGGTTGGTAATGCTGCAACAGTTGCACCAAAAGATGCTAGTCTTTTTAATCCTTGTGCTCTAAGCACTGGATTTTTTGCTTCTTTCATACCTAAATGCATTATGTTCCCAGCCGTTCTAACTATTTCTGCCGGGAAAGACATGAAATTACCTAAAGGTAATCTTCTAAACGCTTGTACAAATTCACCTACATAGTTGTAATTTGGAACTGTATTTCTTACAATGTTTGCAGCCTCTTTCATTATGTCTAAATCATTAGGCATTTTTTTAATTAAACCTTTATCTAAACCAG